CAAGAGCAAACCGTTTTAGAGTATTCTTACCAAGAGCTGGAAACAATATCGAGTTCATGTGTAAAGGTGCAAACATCCCAGCTGCAACACTAGGTGAAGTTGTGATTCCTTTCAGAGGACACAACCTTAAGTTAGCAGGAGAAAGAACTTTTGCTGACTGGTCAGTAACTATCATCAATGACATGGAATTTTCAGCAAGAACTGCTCTAGAAGCATGGCAGATGGAAATCCAAGCAATGGATAGTGGCGAAGGTGCTACGACAACAGACTACTTACTAAGTAGAGCGTTTGTAGAACAGTTAAATAAAGATGACTCCGTACTGGCGAGATATGAGTTCTTCAACATGTTCCCTAAAAACATCGGTGAAATAGCGTTAAGTTATGAAACAGTAGATGCTTTAGAAGAGTTCACAGTTGATTTAACCTTCTCTCACTGGGAAAGAGTTCTTTAACAAGAGTGAAAAACACCACTTTTAAGTGGTATAAATATTAGTATGGAAATTTTAGGATTTGAAATATCTCGTAAAAGAGATGACTTACGAACAAAGGAGTTGCCTCGAGCACCTTCTTTTGTTCCACCAGTTGACGATGATGGGACACCTGTCATTCAACAACAAAGTGGTTTCGTATCGGGTGGAGCATATGGTGCTTACATCGATATGGAAGGCGGTATCAAGAATGAGGCAGAACTCATTCGTCGATATCGTGAGATATCTTTGGTGCCAGAGTGTGACTCTGCAATTGAAGATATCATTAATGAGTGTATCACTTCGGATAGTGCCGATAGGATAGTGTCACTCGACCTCAGAGATGTGAAACTCTCTGACAGTATCAAAGGAAAGATACAAGACGAGTTTTATAATATCTTATCAATGATGAAGTTCAATCAGAACTCTCATGAAATATTTCGAAAATGGTACGTGGATGGAAGAGTATACTTCCATAAAGTTGTCGACGCTCAAAATACTAAAAAAGGTATAGTCGACTTAAGGAACATTGACCCTATTAAAATTAAGAAGGTCAGAAACATTGAAAAGGAAAGAGACCCTAAGACTAAGGTTGAAAGAGTTTCAAAGATAGAAGAGTTCTTCGTATTCAATGATAAAGGATTTGATAAGTCCAGTGCAGCGGAAGGAAATACTGTACGAATTGCACCCGAGGCGGTTACATATACGACTTCGGGATTACTTGACTACACTAAAAATGTAGTTATAGGGTATCTGCACAAAGCATTGAAGACTGCAAACCAGTTATCAATGATGGAAGATGCACTTGTTATTTACAGAATATCAAGGGCTCCTGAAAGAAGAATATTCTACATAGACGTAGGTAACCTTCCAAAGGCAAAGGCAGAACAGTATCTTGCTGATGTAATGAACCGATACAAGAACAAGTTGGTTTACAATGCAGATACAGGTGAAATCAAAGATGATAGAAAACATATGAGTATGTTGGAAGATTTTTGGTTACCGAGAAGAGAAGGTGGTAGAGGAACAGAGATTACTACATTGCCAGGCGGACAAAACCTAGCAGATATAGATGATATAGAATACTTCAAGAAGAAGTTATATCAGTCTCTAAACGTACCTTCATCTAGAATGGAAGCAGACAATGGATTTAACATGGGTCGTGCTTCAGAGATTTCTAGAGATGAACTTAAGTTTAATAAGTTCACAAACAGACTTCAAAAGAAGTTTGCAAGAGTTTTTACAGACGTTCTTCATACACAATTAGTGTTGAAGGAAATAGTAACTGGTGATGAGTTCGATAAATTTAAGGACTTTCTCCAGTATGATTTTACAACCGACAACCATTTTACAGAGTTGAAGGATGCAGAGATTTTAAGAGAGAGGTTAGATACTCTTTCTCAAGCTTCTGAATATGTTGGTAAGTACTACTCCGACGATTACGTTAGAAAGTACATACTAAGACAGACAGAAGAAGACATTAAAATCATCGATGCTCAGATTGCTAAAGAAGGCAGTTCAGAGGATGAAGATGAAGATGACAGTGGTTTTTAGGAGATATAAATAATGAGTAGTGAAATAGCAAAACAAATAGTAGACCAAATACAAAATGGTCAATTGGAAGCTGCAAAGGGTTCTATCGGAGATGGAATTAAAGTAGCAGCTGCTGATGCAGTCGACATGAAACGAGTTAATGCTCAAGTCGATTGGATGGATGCACCACAGGAACCTACAGGAGAGTAGAGTTGAAAAGTTTTAAGGCATTACAATTTGAGTTGAACGAGGCAAAAGTAAAGTTGCCTAGTGGTTCAAAAGAACTCAAAACGGATGTTGCAAAACTTGGTGGTAAGAAAGTATCTATTGCATACGTGCAAAATAAGAAGAACAAGGTTGATGTGTATGTGGATGGTAGACTCTTTAGTGGTGATGCATCATATAAAGATTTAAAATCTGCAGAGAAAGAAATGAAAGACATCAAAGCAGTAATGAAAACAATGGCCGAAGAAGGTATACAAATCGAGGAGATTATAGATGAAATTAATATCAGAGTATAACGACTATCAGATGAGTCCAGTAATCATCGAAGAGAATGCTAAGGGCCAAAAAGAATACTTCATAGAAGGAGTATTCATGCAATCAGAAATTAAGAATCGTAACGGAAGAGTTTATCCTAAAGAGATAATGCAGAAAGAAGTTAACCGTTATAGAAAAGAATTCGTTGAGAAGGATAGAGCATTTGGAGAACTCGGACATCCCGAGGGCCCGACTATCAATCTTGACAAAGTGTCTCATTTAATTACATCTTTAGAAGAAGATGGTAACAATTATATTGGACGTGCAAAGATTTTGAGCACACCAAACGGTCAGATTGTAAGAAATCTAATCGATGATGGTGCCAAATTAGGTGTATCATCTAGAGGATTAGGTTCCTTAGAAGAAAAAGGTGGTGCTCAATACGTAAAAAGTGACTTCCAATTGGCAACAGCAGCCGATATTGTTGCAGACCCATCTGCTCCCGAGGCCTTCGTTGAAGGTATATACGAGGGTGTAGAGTGGATTATGTCTAACGGTATATTGAAAGCAGTTGATTCAGAGAGCATGAGAACCCAATTAAGGGGTGCTAAACTGAATAAATTAGAAGAAACTAAGTTAAATCTATGGAAAAGGTTTGTTGAAAGCCTATAACATATAAATAAAAAAGTAAACTCAAACAGGAGAAAAACATGGCAGAGTTAGAAAATAACCTAAAAAGTACAGAAGTAGAAGTTTCCGAAGTGAAGCAGCCTACTGACGGTGCTACAAAAGGTGACGCGAAACCTGTGAAACAAGGTTCATCAGATGCAGAGTCAATTGGCTCAGGCAAAGTTGAAGTCGTCAAACCTGAAGAAAATCCTGTTGACAAAGCAGTTGCAGCTCAGAAGAAAGCAGAAAATGTCCCAGCCGTAAAGGGTGATGCACATCAAAAGAATGCTGATAAAGCTGACAAGCAACCTAAACTTGCAAAAGTTTCAGAAGAAGAAGAAGAATCCAAAGATGTTGTTAAAGCAACTAAGATGGAATCAATCAAAGCTATCGTCAACAACATGAAGGAAATGACTAAGGAAGAACTTCAGAGTAGATTTAGTTCTATATCAGAAGAAGAAGTTGACGAGACCTTGACTAAAGCAGAAGTAGCAAGAAAAATTGTTGAATCACTAAAGTCTATGGACGAAGAAGCAGTTGCAGAACTTGCTGAGAAGTGGTCAGAAAAAGAAGAAGAGGAAGAAGAAGTCAAAGAAGAAAACGTTGACGAAGAAACTTCTGCAGAACTCGAAGCAAACCTAGTCGAGATTGAAGTAGAAGACGACCTATCTAAAATCTCAGAAGCACTAGACCTATCAGATGAAAATGCTGATAAAGCTAGAACAATCTTTAAGGCTGCAGTCTCATCTAAAATAGAAGAGATTAAAGAGTCTTTAGAATCACAATATTCAGAAGAATTAAAATCCTCAGTGGAAAAAATCAAAGCTGACCTTGCGGAAGGCGTTGACAAATATCTTTCATATGTTGCAGACGAGTGGACGAAAGAAAACGAACTTGCAATAGAAAGAGGATTGAGAGCAGAGATGACAGAAAACTTTATCGATGGATTGAAAACATTGTTCACAGAACATTATGTTGACGTTCCCGAAGATAAGTATAATGTTATCGATGAACTCGCAAATCGTCTCGACGAGATGGAACAGAAACTTGATGGTGAAGTCAGTAGAAATATTGATGTCACAGAAGAGTTAGATGCCCTCAAGAGAAGTAACGTGGTAAAGGCAGCTGGTGACAGTTTGTCCGAATCACAAAAAGAGAAGCTAGAATCATTATCACATGGTGTGGACTTCAAAGACGAGGCAGACTTCGCTGAGAAGATTGCTGAAATCGCAGAAGCATATTTCCCATCAATTGATGTTGATAAACTAGTTGAGGATACTATTGTAGAAGAAGGAACAGGGGAGATTTCTGAAAAGAAAGAACCAACACTTGCTCCTGATATGCAACAGTACACTCAAGCAATAACTAAACTAAAACCATTAGGTTAATTTAAAGGAAAAATAAAATGTTTTTATCAGAAAACTTACAAGAAAAGTGGAAGCCGATTCTAGAGCGCTCCGATTTACCAAAAATCGAAGACAACTACAAGCGTGCGGTCACTGCAGTTATTCTTGAAAACCAAGAGAAAG